CCACCACCAAATAAAGCTACACCACCTAAAGAATCTTCTCCTTCATTAAGAATACCATCTACTAAATATTGGGATAATTGATTCATTATGAATTAAGGAATTTTTCTATTCGCATTTGTGCCTCTTCTTTAGACATAGTGTATTCAATTACATCATATAAGAATTCATCGCTTAACATATCTTGAATCTCAGCGTTTAATTCTGCTTTTTGATCATCTGATTTCTTTTGTTGAGCTGGTGTTTTTGGTAGTGTTCCTTCAGGTTTAAATGGATCAAGGTATTTTTTTATAATTTTTTCTATATCTTGGATTTTTTGCCCTTCTAATGTATTAGCAACTGCCACAAAATTATTACCGAATAAATCAGCATATTTAGGTAGGTTATCAGTTACACTTTTCCACGTACGCATTACAATTGCAGGTGCTAAACTTCTATCTTCACCACCTGATTTTGTATATCTATCTTGGTTTTGAGATAAAGAACGTTCTAAGTCAGTATAAACATAAAGCATAAATGTATCATATCCTGCTTCTTGTAATTCTGCTTTTAACTTAGCTGTGGTGTTGTATGAAGCTGCAGTACCATCTAATATAAATGATTCTTTACCTTTAATAGTAGCCGCTATATCACCTTTAAATTCTTTATTAGCAGCCGCCATCTGTATAGCTTGTTGGCTTCTTTCTTCTGGTGTTGCGTTTTTTAAATCTAAAGTAACATTAGCCTGTTTGAGCTTATCAATGAATATATTATCCACATTAAGTATTTTTAAACCCCCAATGTCTAATTTAGATAAAATAGATCCTTTACCAGCACCTGGAGCACCTGCTAATATAATAGCTTTAGGATTGTCTTTAGCTTCTTTTAATAACATACCTTCAGCTAAATATTTCCTTAGATCAAAATCGTTCATTATTATATTTTGTTATAAATATTACACTTTTCTTTTAGCTTGCGTTCTAAATTTGGTAAATGCCGGCTTGTGTTTAGGGTTTTCTAAATCAAATAATTTCTTTACAGTTTTGAATATATCAAGATTTTCCTCTTGTGAACGAGATGACTCATACATTTCCCATCCTTTACCTTGAATCTTACCTTGAGCGGCTTTACGTTTGTTAGATTTTAACCATAACACACCATACCTGTCTGCTTTTTTCTCAAAACATTCCTCGTAACATTTAGCATATACTGAAGTTTGTAAATCGTAAGTAGTTTGTAGATGGTTAGATGTTTTAAAATCAATAATCCATAGTTCAGTTTTACCCTTAATTTCAATCTCACATACCATATCACAAGTACCTGCTACCTTCAATTCATCTGAAAATAAATGTACTTCAGCTTCAATTAATGTTGGGTTATATTCTTCCCAAAAGTCAACAAAATGTAAAAACATCTGCCATACTAGTGTATCATATTGTGGGTGGCCGGATTTGGATAAGAAATTTAATTCTTTACCATTTAAATAATCTTCAATCATTTCATGAGTTTCAGTACCTTGATCAGCTGCTTTACGTACGATATGCTCAGAGGCATATCCTACTTTTTTAAGCCAATCTTCAAAGAACTTACCTTTTGGGTAAGTACCTAAAACATAAGTGATAGATGGGTAATATTCTCCATTACGTTGATAGTAACGAGAATCTGGCATTGTGATTTGTTTAGCATCATCCGATACTTCTAGAATACGTTTGTACGAATTCTTTAATACAATTTTTTTACTCATAGTAATTGTAGTTTCCTTTGCATCAATTCATATTGATCGATAGGAAACGTTTTTTGAATTAATTTAGTGAAATTGTTAAACCCCATTTCACTCGGGTCTTTCCCCTCAAGATCCATAAAATAGACTTCTTTACCTTCATTTATAAAGTATTCAGCGAATTTAAGAGCTTGTTTTTGGGCATCTGTATCTAAAGCTATGTATATTTTTTTAACTGTAGATGTAACTATCTTCTTTAATAAATTTTGTTGGAGGTTTTTACCTAAAAGTGGTATTGCATTTCGTTTAATAGCTATGGCGTCAAATGGACCTTCGCATATTACTAAAGGCAAATCAAAGTTGATAAATAATTCAAAAGGAATAATATCTCTTGATGCTTCAGGGTTACGATATTTAATGTATGGATCTTTTTCAAATGAACGACCTGTAAAATAATTTAAATTACCACTGGCATCATAGGATGGGATTATAACCATTTTAGCATATCTACCACTTTCACAGTAACCTATATTATATTTTATAATATCATCTTCGTGAATATTTCTGGATTTAAGATAAGCAAAAGCATGACGTGCTATTAAATCATTATTTGATATTAAAGATTTATATTCTTTAGGTAGTGATATAGATTTTTCAACTACATAATCTTTAACTTCAGAACCGGTTTTGATTAATTTATTTAATTCTTCAAATTTATCAGGGGATGCTTTAACTTGATTGAATAATGTACGGATTGATTTGCCTCGTTTATCACACGCCCAACAATGCCAAGGATTATTTCCTTGTTTGTTTTCGGTATAATTTATTTCTAGTTTAGGTTTGTGGTGGTTGCAAAATGGACATTTATGGGCTTGATTGCCCCTAGCTGTTCTTTTACCAGAACCTAATGTAGAATTAACAAGATTAACCAGTAGTTCATTTATCATAGTTCGCAATATACGAACAATATCTCACACATCAAAGTCTTTTGTAAAGAACTTGCCGAGAATATTATCATTGAAGAATTCTTCGGGTTTTTCTAAAACCTCATATAGTACTTGATATTTTAACTCATAGTAAGTTAATAACTTTTTTGTAGGAGCACAAATTATAATTTCACGTTTGAAATTTTCTTTTGGTTCGTTTATGTATAATTCTTTTAAAAATTTATTTGAACCCCAATATGTTTTCCAATTAGATTCTTTGACTGCCATTTTATATGATGGTCGTCTACCTACTATACCTTCTAATTCTTTAAGTTCTTTTTTACCTAATTTTACTTTAGATGTATTTAATAAAATCTTTCTACCTATATACATTTTACCTGTTGGTTTATGTACTATTCGATATACAAATCCATGGGTATTGTCAGGAAAATCAGAGATGGTCTCCATTTCCTTTTGATTATAAATCCAATTCATAGTTTTAAAGATCTAAGTTGATTATAATTGTAGTGTCGGTTGTAGTAGATGTCTGTAGAGGTTGTGCTAATTTACCTATGGCTACTAAATTTTGAAAATCATCATATAATCCGACAGTAGTTATATATGGAGAAAAGTAAGACCCTGTAACATAGTTGTATAGTATCTCACCGGCAGAATTAAAGGTTCCCATTGAACTTGATATTGACATACTACCTGATGTCAAAGATGGATTTAAACTAAAATTAAATTCATTTTCCCTAATCATACATCTATATTCAGATTCTAATATTGTAGTTGATGAAAGAAATGATGCTGTTACGTTTTGGTTATTTGTAAGATCTAAATGAGGTAGGGATGTATTAGTTAAAACTGCCATTCCATGCTCATATATAATATTTCCTACATTTTCATTTGCTACTACCGAACCACTTCCCTCAAATGATGAACTTTCATAATAAAATGTAATAGTATCTGTAGGTTGTGGGATTAAACTTGATGTAAAAAATGCTTGACTTTGGTCAGGGGCTAATATTTCATTTGTTTGTACAGCAAAATGAGATAAATCTACGCCTTGAATGCTAGCTGTTATATATCCAGTATTAGCACCAAATTGACCAATATAAAATGGTGAGTTTCCTATTGGGCTATAGTCTATTTTAGTTAAACTATAACCTGAAGGGATGGTAAGTGGAGAGTTAAAACTTAACACTTCATACCCTCCTGGAAAATTCCCTGGATCGAATTCTTGTGATAAAACTCCAAAGTCAGCTACTGGTGTTTCTGTGAGTAAACTTGATGAGTAGAAAGAGTATGATGATGAACTATATAAATTACCTTCACCATCATCTAAAACTTGTAATATATTACTTGCTGTATCTTGGTATTTAAATTCAAATGATTTTGGTTGAATATACTCACCAAATAACTTTGATGGAATAGAAACAACCGAAAGTTGAGCATTTGATGCTGTTGGAAAATGTCTTGAAGCCGTTAATGTGCTTGAAAGATAATTGTAATAGCTTGGTGTATTATATGATCCTGAAATGCTTTGTCTTTGAATTGCTGTTCCAGGATCGCCCCAACTTGATGAAATGTAATTTGAATAATATAATTCCTTTACAGAATTGTATACTTGTCTTTGATATAAAGATTGTGAGTGACCTGTTGTTGGATCTGTTGCTGTTTCAAATAGTGAACCACTTAAATTAGTACCCAGGAATCTCTCAATACCCACAAACTGCTTATAAGTGTAGAGTTCATCCTCATCGGCGTAAAACTCACTGTTTTCAAATGAAAATTGTTTATTAACAGTAAATGGGACTAGTTTAATGTCCTTAGATAAAAATTGTTTGAATGCACTCATTCATTTAAAAGTCTAATTTAATACGTACTAGTGTTTCTTTTGTAAAGTCTTTTTCTAATGGTCTTGATAATTTTGCAACTGCTACTAAATCATTAGTATCATTATATAGACCTACTGTTGTAGCGTATGTTTGTGGGTTATTAATAAAAGATTGGAATATTACTTCACCACTAGAACCTGATATAAATGATGGGTTTTCTGAGTAATTGAATTCTTGGTTTTGTGCTCTAACAAATATAAAATCTGATGAAATAGTTTCTTGAGAATTTAATAAAAAGGATTTACCTCTACTAATTGTTGCAAATAATTTACTACTATTATTATCATTAGTATTACTATTTCTAGCTGTTGCTAAAGCAATACCTTGATATTGTGGTAAATCTAAAGCAGCTGCATTTAAAAGTGCTACACCAATATCTGGGAGTAGTAAACCATAGGAACCAGACTCAGCAGTATATCCACTTGTATTGATTGAAGTATTTGCTACACCATTAGATCCTGATATTAATTGATAAACTCTACCAGCACCATTAAATTGTACTACAGATGTTTCTTGACTATTATCTGTTAAATCTAACATACGATTTGCTGCTGATCCTGAAAGTTTTAAGTTAAATGAACCTAAAAATAATTCTTGTTTATATTGGGCTCTTTCAAAATTAAGAACATAAAAATCTGATTGTGTTACATTACCAAATACAAACTGAGCATTTTCATCTTCTAAAACTAAGTTTCTATATTGACCATATAATGATCTTGTAGGAGATTGCCCATTAACAGCTGAATCAAATAATAAACTACCACTACCGTTAGCATTAGCATATGCTATATCAAATTGAATAGCTGCTGTTGGGTCACCTGAGCCTGTTTGGTATACAGATAAGTAATAATCCCCAGCTGAAGATGCTGCTTGTGTTGAAGAGGTGAAAAATGTAGTTAAGGTAGGATTACCTGTACTCCATAATGTTCCGGATACTGAATCTGAGGAGATTACAAAATCCGAAGGTTGTAATGTTTTAAATGATGCCATCTTTTATTTTTTAATTAGTTTGAGTAATTGTTATTGGGATTGTTATTCTTGCTCCTGAATCTCTACCTATTACTGTTAATGTAGTATATAAAGCGGCATTAGTACCAAATAAAGTATTAATTGTAGTTGCTCTTAATGTAATTGAAGTACCAATAACGGTTTTAGAAATCGCAGTTCCTAATGTTGTTGTTTGGTTGGCCGCTGCCGCTGCTGGTGTATCGATTCCTGTTGCTATAAATTCAGCCATTGTTCTAATATCACCTATGGTTGCTGTATATCCTGAAGCTTCAAATAATTGATTATCACCTAAATAATTTAATGTTTGAGGTGTAATTGCAAGTGAAGCACCTTGTCTTAATGTAATAGCTGTGTATCCAACATCAAGTACAGGCATTTTAGCTGTTCCTCTTGGTAAAGTGACAAGTTTATATTTCATTGATTGCATTTCATTTGGAATTGCTTCAATCAGAGGCATATTTTCTATTGCCTGACCATAAAAAGCAGAGCCAGATGGATGATTTGGATTATATAATGTATAATCGATTTCATCATCTCCTAGTGCAAATTGAGTAATTGTAAAAGAACCATCTCCTTTAGCGAGTAATTGTCTTCCTTTTGTTGTTAAGATAGCGTCAACTGTTACTACCGAATTATTTAAGTATCCCATGGGTGTGTTTTGTTATAAATATTGTCGTTGTATAAATATATTAAAGTTTAATTTGTTATCCAAGCTATAATGAATTATTAGCTACCTGCATTTGATTTTATAATGTTTGAAGTTGCTTCCGCAAAATTATCTTCTAGTTTTGTTGTTACATATTCTGATCTCATAGTACCAGGTGATGTACTCCCCCCGGGCTTTTTAATATCAATTAATACATATGAAGCATCATCAACATATCTTCTTAATAAAAAATGATCTGGGTTAAGATTAGGTGATAGTGAAAGTGAATCGTTTAATCTAATTCTTAATAAACCTTCTGGGTCTACATCTGGTAATATTACATCTTGTACCATTCTAGTATAAGATTCTGCATTATTAAATCTAATTTCATCCCCTACTTGAACTGTAAAATCTTGAATTATAGGATCAAATTCTGGGGTTTGTTCCCAAGATTGGACTTGTCTAGAACCATAAACTGCAGATAACTCTGCAGATCCTGTTACCCATATATCTGTTGAAGCTGTTACATGCCAGTAAGAAGGATATACTACACCATCAGGATTTATTTGGTTGGTTGAGGTAAATGTATCATTATCACTAAGGTTAAATTGAATGCCCGTACCCGAACCATAACCCGCTCTATAAATTAGTTGTACTGTATCCCCACTAGCAAAATCTTGATAACCTGATGTGAGGTTAATATTAAATATTTGAAATTGACCCCCAGCAGTAAAATAAAATTGATCTAATGTTTGGTTTGCCGTTGGGGCTCCGGATGTCCAATTTTTAACTAATGTAAACTCAAAATATCCATAAGCATTAAACTGAACCTGTAATTGGTTTTGGAATCTTACTGGTGTATCTGTATCTGAGGAAAATGTAAATTTGTCGGTATTTAAATTCCATTGAGTGTTATTTAATGTTGTGGTATTCCAATTATATGTAGTATAAACACTACCATTAACAGCATTAAAAGATCCATTATTTTTAGTAGCTCCAAACTGATAATTAGTTACACTGAATGAACCAGTATCAAATTGAATTGATCCACTTTCTCCACCAGGCCCCATATCTGCTCCTGAATAAGAACTACCACTATCTGAATACAATAAAGCATCAACTCTTGAACCCCCTCTTACAACAGTTCTAGAACCATTTAAAGTATTCATAGGTGTTTCAAATCGTAAAGGATCATCTAAGTTAATAAATACTGTTTCTCCTGTTTGGAATGAATTTTGGGTTAAATATAATTTTGTTTCATCGGGTGGGATTGTATTACCATCCTGATCTACTAAGAATTGAATGTGAGCAATACTTTTATTATTTAATTCTGGTGCTGTACCATTAATAAAATCAAAATATGCAAAGTATGTTTTTTCTCTACTTACTGTAGGTAGCTTACCAAATGTATTTACAGAAGCCGAACTCCAAACATTAAATGCTTCTGAGGTTGTTCTTGAACCTTTATATCTAGGGTTAATATGGGATAATGTAGTATAGTTTGAATTTTGAACATTTGCAAACTCTGCAGTATTGTTTAAAATTGCTTCCTCATTAACGGCTATATATTGGCTTGAAGCATAATCCACATCATAATATAAAGTACCAGGTCTATCAATTACAGCATTTCCTTGTAAAACATCACAATCTGAGTTTTGGAAACC